GAGAGGTATGGGTTGTCGAACAAGCTAGCAGGAATAAACCGTCTTTTGAATAGAGGTTGTCCTTCTTTGCTGTGTCCCTTAGGAAACGTAATAGTGTCTCCCGTTTCTATATTAGTAGCCCAGAAAGCTTTACCTGCTGGGGCTGGGTCAATAAACATCTTCTTAACCCAAGCATGTCCTGCACCACCAGGGTTAGTAGTGGCTCGCATATACAAGCCTAGTTCGTTGCTGTTAGCAGAACGTAGACGAGAACGCATGTAATCCCAAGCATAGGGAGTAGGCCATTGAGTAAGCTCGTCGAAACCAATCCAGTTAAAAGCCTGACCTTGGTAGCGAGTAACGTCCATGTCCTTGTCCAAGTAAGACATCCATAGTCTGCCACCTTGTGGACTAATCCATTGACTCTTACGCTCAGACCACTTAATGCCAGGTATGGCTTTAGGGTATAGCTCTTGGCTTTTCTGAATAAGCTCACGAAGTTCCTCCGTAGTATGGCGTACAAGCAACCCACTAAAGTTAGGATTGTTAAGGCCATGCAGAGGGTCAGCTAGCATCGCATACGACTTACCGCCACCTGCAGCCCCACCATATAGTACCTCACGTTCAGAGGCACTTAGGAAGAATGTCTGTGGGCCAGGGTTTGGCTTGAAGACTACATCTTGTGCAGCCTGTACGTCAAACTCTGGAGCAGCAGCTTGGGCAGGAACCGTTACAACCGTTGTCTCCGTCTTCGTCGGGTTCAATTTCGGTGTAGGCTCCGATACCTTCTTGCGTGAGCTTGTGGATTTCCTTGAGCGTCTTTTCGAGCCGCTCGGCAAGCTTGCGCTTAATTGTAGCTGCTTTCTTACGTCTTCGCTCAATGTCTACCCTATGCAATAAACCTACGTGGGAGATGTATCTACCCGTTTCTTTGGTAAGCCAGTTGGCTACCTCACGAGAACTATACTGCTTTAAGTGTCGCTTTGCAAGCTCAAATGCTTCTAGCTCATGTACTACAGGTTCAAGTAGGTTCTCGTTATCAGGATGTACCCTATACCCAAACGGAACTTGCTTGATCGACGATCTGGCAACAACATGCCATTCACGCTCTTTACCCTTAGGTGGCTTCGGTAGTTCCCAGTAACCTAGTGATTCTCTATTATAGCTTATTCGTTCTTACCTTCTTTAGCTGGAAGGATGAAGACCCCACCGCTAGAAGAGCCTACATCAATCTTGTCTACTTTACCAAGTCCTGCACGATCAAGCAAGTCTTTTGCTGCAGCCATCTTGTCACGAATACCTAGTTCAGTAGGATCAGATAAAGCGCCAACCATAGCCATAGCAGCCTTGGGCGCAGTACGAGCAAAGTAAGTACGTGTTTTGTCTGCGATCTCATCTTTTAAGGCTTCCACAATAGCTGTTGTACTGGATGTTTCTCCATACCCTGCTAGCTTCTTAGCCGTCACAACATCACCGCCAGCCTCGTCAAACAAGACTTCTAAAAAGCGCTGCTGTTTTTCTGTAAGATTACGTGCCATTATATTTCACCTCTAGCCATTTTCTCTGCGATAGTGCGAACGCTTGTTATTACGACAACTTTACCTTTATCGTCATACACAACATATTTCATATCACCTATTTGATGTACTACCATTTACCCTGATCTTGCCCTACAAAGTACCCTATAGCAGCTAGGATTCCTACCGCAACAATAAAAAGAATAATACCTATTGTCCACTCTATAATAGATTGTTTTTTGGCTTCTTTTCTTTTTGCTTCTTCTCTACGCTTTTTCCTAGCTTCTATTTCAAACTTTAGGAAGTCATCCTTTAGACCACCACGCCCATATAACTGCATAGCCTGTAAGAGTTCTTTGCGACTCTCTTTCATCTTTTCGATAGCCATGAACTCTTCAAAGTCATTGGCTTCTTTACCTGCAAGTTTAGCTAGAAAACCATTCTTCTTGCGTTCCCCTCTCGCACGTAGATTTTCTTCTGCACCAATCATGTCGCCTATTTGCTTGGCACATGACATGATATCTTTACCGTTGCCTATGGCGGCTTTCACTACACCAAATGCAGCGTTAAATGCAGCAAGTTCTGCTATCATCTTTTTGTCTTCCTCTCCTCATACTGCGCTGGGCAGTAACTGTCGTAGTCGATGAACACAGTAACAGGTACTCTTTTGTCACTAGGACATCTATACTTACAGGCGGTTACGAGAGTGTTAGACCCCCATAACCATATGTGCGTAGCGGTAACCGCTATTAAGTAACACATTAATCATCCCTATCGTATATGACGGAACGTATTTGTGAACGAGACATACCCAAATCACGAAGTTCACGATCAGATAAGTTTTGCAGAATCCAATAATCAGCTCGGCGTTGCTGCCCGATTTCAATAGCTTCCCATAGTTTGCGAAAAAAGTTTCTCATAGCACTATCCTTTCTTTGTTGTGCAAGGATAGTTATACGAAAATGTTAGCGCTATAGAATTGCTATTATGGAATATCCGTTATTACCCTACTGGGACAAACGTTTCAGTTACAGTAACAATGCTATCAATATGTCCTGCACTTCCAGGCTCAACCTGAATCTTGTCACCTGCCTGTAGTACTAGATCAATGTCAGGAAACTCGTGATATCCACCACCAGCCAAACTTTTGTCATTCAAGAAGTGTGACGTATATGTGTCTGATGCTACATACCACTGAATAGTAACATCATTAGTAGAACCACCAGCATTAGCTACAAGGATATACGTAACCTCAGCAACACAGTTAGCAGGGCATACATACACATCCTCTACGGTTGTACCTGTATTGTGTCCATACACTGAACGTCTACGTGATGCTTTACCCTGCGTTAGCTGCATTACTCTTCAGCCTTCTTATTAGGCGTTACTTTCTTGACTACCTTCTTAGCCTTGCTTGCTAAGCTAGACTCTTCCTTAGTACAAATATCTGTAACGTTAGGATCATTAGCATATGCATTACCAAAGCGATCCTCTGCTGCAGCTTGGTTGCCTCGCTCATCCCAGACACTGCCCCACTCATCTACTGTGTAGCCGTGCTTAGCTAGAGCAGCTTTATACTTAGTATAGAATGGCATTACTTACCCTTCTTCATTGGACGTTCTGCAGGGTTAGACGCACCACAGTAACCGCCTTTGTTCATCTTCATAGGCTTCTTAGTCATACCACCGTAGCCGTAACCTTTTTTCTTTGCCATACCGCCACCATACATACCTGACTTTTGCTTTTGGCAACCTTCTTTAGCACACTTAGCTGGTGTAGGACACCCAGCGCACGGTTCAAACTTAGGTGCAGCCATGCCGCCCTCCTTCATGTAACCCATTTGATTACGTACTTTCTTGGGTAGTTTCTGTAGACCTTTTTGGTCTGCTGTAGGTTTCTTCATCATGTTCTATACTTCCTTACCTTTTTTGCAACTTTCTTAGGCTGAGCCACATGCTGCTTACCTGCCGCAGTGCCTTTTCGTTTTGCTCTACTGGTTGCAGCATACTCAGCGCTGCTAAGAGACTTAATAGCCTTAGCAGGTAAGTAACGTTCACCAGTAGCATTAGAGCCTTGAGTAGACGGTTTACCACTCTTAGTACGCCAGTTCTGCTTAGTCCACTTCTTGAGAGACTTCTGTGGGGCTTTCATTACTTGTAGCCTCCACCCTTAGCTTTGTACTGTTTAGCAACCATCTGGGCTTTACGTGCAGACCACTGACCTGGCTTACCGCCTTTGCCACCCGCTTTGATCTTAGCTACAAGGTTCTTACGCATGGTAGGCTTTGTGTAGTTACCTGCAGCATTTACTGTACTACCACCTTTGCTATAACCCGAAGCATGAATAGCTCTGCCTTGTTTCTCAGCAGAAGCTTTAGTCTTGTAGACTTTACCTGTCTTACCCCAGCGATAGCCACCTTTTACTTTTTGTACAGGCATACTATTTACTTACCTCTGCTACGCTTTGTCTAATCAAGAACTCCTGCCACATAGGTTTAATCATCTTGTAATTCTCGTCAACCTTATATGTTACAACAGCCATGTTTGCATTCATCTGATACAACTGAAGAGAACCCCAGCCCAACAAGCCTAATGCTAAAACACCAAAGAAATGCTCTAAGTTCATTTGTTACACCTACCAAGCCTTACATGACCAGTAACGTGCAGTGAACTTATCCTTGGCTGTGTCACAATTATGACGTGCACGGAAGCTCTTACGGCGGTCTGGTTGGCCTTTCTTAATTGACATATCAGGGTCACCAAAGCGTACAACCTTTACTTGGTCACCCTTCTTAGCTAACACAGCAGACTTCTTAGCTGCACCTGGTGTACGCTTAGGTTTGTTATAACCTGGGTAAGTTTCACCACGATACTTAAGCTTTCCGCTAGGTAAACGTTCTACATCTTTAGTTGTAGCCATTGTTCTATTACTTCTTAATACTAATCTGCGTAGGGTCTAACCCTGTCTGGGTCTAGTACATCTTTACGGTCTAACATACCCTCAAGATACATAGCTCGTTCTACATGATCTAACGTATACCTAACACCAGTGTCTTGATATATTGCTTCACGTACGTAAAACACATCTGACTTAGGTATGTGTACTTTCTGTAAGGCACGGGTGTTATTATCTAACAACGCCTTGTAAAACTCTTCGATTACAGAGTCAGTTGCATATAGTTGTACCTTCTTAGTCATAGATGTCAATACTTAATATAGAGGAAAAGGGTACTGTAGCATCTATAGGTGTAAACACAGAGAGAGGAGAGGAGGAGACACAGAGTTTAAACTTACAGATGTCTACAGTACATAGTTGTTACTTTATATTCTTACTTTTTATGTAGTAACAACCCTATAGTAAAACATTTATGTTTAAACAGTCAATAGTTAAATACATATATTCTTACTTTACTTATCTTTACTTATATAGTTTTAACATAAGAGTTTAACATATCATACTTTAACTTACATATGTTTTAACATTAAAGTTTAACTCTACCCCCTACCCCCATAGTTATGCTGTTTGTAAAGGATATGTCAATACGTAATATGTTGTACTATGCAGTTGACGTTGCGTAACCCTATGTGTTTTTATTAATATGTGTGCCTTTTATGCAACACTATATGTATGACCAGTCTGAAAAACCCCGTGTGTGTATTT